TTCAATAATGTATTTCATGTTATCCTTATTGTATTGGCGGTCCTAACGGGAATCGAACCCGTCTTTCTGCTGTGACAGAGCAGTGTCCTTACCGATGAACGATAGAACCAAAATGGAGCGAGTGCAGTCACCTATGCCGCTCGACCTCCAATATTCTTCCATTATATATCAACATTATTATCTAACTGGACTCCATGACCGGATTTGAACCGATACCTTAAGGTTTTGCGGACCCACACACTACCGTTATGCTACATGGAGAAATTATAATGTGCTTGTCTTTCCAAGCTGTCACCAGTCCACTTAATGTACACAAGCTGGTTCGGTTCACTCCTACCTTATTCAATTCCCAATAGGCTAAGGAATTTTACAGTAACCCCGATCCATACGACTAGGCTGTAATTTGGTGCCCTCTTCAGGATTCGAACCTGAAACCAAACCCTTATGAGGGGTACGCTCTTACCGTTGAGCTAAGAGGGCAAATTTATTCTTTATAAAAATTTTACAACAAAACCTTTAACTTTTAAAGTATTTCTTGCCTTTTGTTTTGCTTCAGTTTTGGTATTACCATTGAAGTACATCTTATCCATTGAGTGATAACCTTCGATTGGAATATAAACTTTAGCAGTGAATGATTTACCCATTATAGATCTACATTCTAAAACTTCAGCTTCTACAGTTATTGCTTTCATAATTTAATTCCTCTTCAATTTATTTAACTTACGGCTATTGTCCTATACCATTCATCAAAGGTCAACACTTATTTTAAATAATCAAAGAAAAATCATGTCTTTTTTCAACTCTGATAACTTGCTCGAATCTATCAACAATCTGGTCTATATTGTGGCTTATCACGAACACATTAGAATCTTCTCCTAGTGTAGTCAGTAAGCCTATAATAAAATCTGTGCCATTAGCATCTAACGATCCATCTAATACTTCATCTAATAATAATAGATTAGAGTTAGCGGAGTTCTTTAGCTTTGCTATCTCTCTCCATGCCAACAATAACGATAAATCTATACGACCTTTTTCTCCTTCACTGAAGCTAGCATATGTGAATTCGTCTCGGTATCTTGACTTGATGGTTTCAGAGAAAGTCTCATCGAGTTCAAACTTCACATAAAAATCCATAGCAGACAAATACTTATTAATCAAGGTATTCATTACAGGCAAGTATTCTCGTATTACTGCAGACTTAACACCAGTATCTTTCAATAGTATAGATGATATGTCCTCAAGGTTTCTGCGTTCCTGAAGAGCAGTCTTTTCTTTAACTGTATTCATTGCATTATTAGCAAGTTCCTTTAATAATGCCTTCTCATGATCAATATCTCCTTTATCTGCCACCACAGAATTAATAGCTTCTAATAGAGAAGCATTCTGTTGCTCTAGTGTAGTGATCTTAGAAGAGTATGTATACACTTCATTTTTTAGAGCAGTAATATTGGTATTGATTTCACCAATAACCTTTTGACGTTCAGTGTAATGTACCAATTCCTGTTCTATAGCTTCAATCTCAGCCATATTCATATCATATTCAGATTGGAGATTATCTCGAATTGAATATTTGTGTTCATGAGGAATACTCTGAGAACATTGAGGACACGACTCGTTATCATCAAAGAACGATATCGTATTTTTAAGAATCTCGTTATTGTGGTGCTGAGTTCTTAGTAATGTTCTGGCATGAGTAATAGTTTCATTAATATTAACTGAATCATGTACTTCCAAAGACAACTCATCAATCTCCGATTGAACTACTGAAAGTATTTTGTGGGTACTTTCAATATCAATATTATTGTTATCTATCGAAGCCTGTATACCATCAATCTGCTTAGTCTTACTATTTTCCAAATTACTAATAATAGCTTTCTGGCTATCTATCTTAGATTTAGATATTCTGATATTATTATCAGCACATTCTAATTCACGTTTAGTAGATTGGATTCTATCTTTCAAAATAGCATTCATGGTACTGAAGATTCTGATATCCAGAATATCCTCAATAACTTCTCTACGATTATTAGTAGACAATTGCATGAATGGTACGAACGATGATGAACCTAGAATTACTACCTGAGTGAAGGTACGATAATTCATCTTCAAAATCTGTTGTTCAAGAACTGTCTGATAATCTTTGAGAGCAGCATCCTGAGTCAATAATTCAGAGTTCTTATATATCTCAAACACATTGGGCTTAATACCACGAACTACTTTATAAGAATTACCAGCAGTATCAAATTCCACAGTAACTAATAGATTCTTACCATTGATTGAATTTATTAGTTGACCTTTGCTGATATTTCTGAACGATTTACCAAACAACACAAATGTCAGAGCATCTAATACAGTTGATTTTCCATTGCCATTCTTACCGATGATTAGTGTAGTATGATGAGTATCTAGTGCAATCTTGTTAGGTACGTTACCAGTACTCAACAAGTTTTTCCATTCTATAGTTCGAAAATTAATCATGTAACCTCTAGTGCTTCCAGATAAAGGGATTTCATAAACAGTTTGATAGAATCTTTGTTAGATTCATCAGCAACTGATTCTATATATCCCTCCAACACATCCAAAGTATTCTCAATATTAATAGTTTCGTTATCCAAGCTACCTTCTTTGAAATCAGATAAATCTTCTAGTATCTTGATTTCGTGAGTATCAGATTCGTATAACTTCTTCAGGAATAGATCAAACTGGTAGAAGTCTGTTTTCTTCTCTACTACGATTTTAATAAATTTCTTTTGAAATACCGATATATCAAATTTAGAATAGTCATTTAGCTCATCGTTGTATACATGTCGCTCGAACATGGTATAAGGTGATTCGATGAACTCTAGTTGTCTAGTAGTAGTATCAAATACATGAAAGCCTTTTGGATCATTATAATCTGACCATGTCATTTCATAAGGGGTACCAACATAATGTACATTGTCTCGAGATGATTTAGTATGGTAATGACCAGAGTATACACCTTCGTATCTCTGAAAAATACTAGAAGAAATCCCATGTTGAGATTCCATATTCTTATACATTGCAAAATTCTGGATTTCAAAGTGTCCAAAACACAAATCCGATTTACTCTCTTTAATAAACTGTGTATACTCTTCTTCATTTTCCTTACAAATCCAGGGTACAATATCGATCGAAGTTCCATCTTCGAGGTGAATGGTAGTCAAATTTTCATACACAGTAATGTTACTAAACTCATTCAACAACAATGCTGAAGAGCTTACACTAAGGGATTCTCTAAAATACAAATCATGATTACCCAATAGAGTATGGAATTTGATACCTAAGTTTTCTAATGGCTGAAATAAATATCGTCTACTTTCAGCCAATGTATTGAAATTAACTTTCTTCCGTTGATCAAATAAGTCTCCCAACTGAAATACAGTATCAATTTCATGTCGAATCAAGTAAGGAATGAAAGTCTTACTATAGAATGAATCGAACAGTTCGTGAAAGTTTGGACTGTCATTTCTGCAACCTATATGGGCGTCGCCGAGTATAGCAAATTTCATGCAAGTTCTCCATATAACAAATCTAATGTAGAAGTAGTCATTACTTTTTCTTTCACAGGCTTATCTTTCTTGATAATCTCTGGTTGTTCAACATTAGAAAACTCTTGAAGGAATTCTCTGTAAGAATTTATAAACTCAGAATCGTCATCATGATCTTGTAAATCCATTACCTTATTCCCTACTGATTGGATAATTTTATGTTTTAACAAGAACTGTTGTTTCTCTTTACCGATTCTTCTAAGGTAAGCAAAGTAAATAATCTGAGTGAAGTACGCAAAAGGATTCTTATAGTTTTCAGAATCAAACTTATCAAAGTAAACAATACAATTCTCGATACCATCAGAAATCATTTCATCTTTGTAGGAATACCCATTGAAATTGCCTTTGGAAGCTAATTTAGTAGCAATCAGTACAATACACTCACCAAGATAATTTGATATTTGTGGTTTAGCCAAACCTTGTTCCTCAGCTTGTTTCAATAATATTTTTCTTTCAACTATAGCTTCATAGAACTTAGCATTATCAATATAATCAGCCATGACACTTCTCCCAATATAATTTATTCAGATTTCATTATCCATCATAATACAAAAAAGATCAACATCAATATATTCCCTCGATATACTAAAATAACGGTATTTCGGGATTTTACATGCTTTATAATCAATCAGTTAGAAGCCATTTTTCTGACTTTTTACTAAAAATGGTAAGAATGTACCACTAAGAATACGAAACTAATGTTTAATTCAGGATTCTTATTGAATATCAATCAGTTAACGTATTCTGTAGTTGGATGTTGTATAAAGTTGACTTTGGTAGTATTATAGTACTAATGGTTTCAATTGATATTAATTAGCTGATATCAAGGTTGATTAGTTTGACATCAAATTCTTCTGCAGTATAGGTTTTGAATCTTTCACTCATGTGATTCAGAGTATGATTCGAAGATTTCTTATAGGATAGGTTATCAGCGATGTCAAATAAAGTACAACTTGATTTGCCTTCTTTGAGTCTGAGTCCTCTACCGATAGATTGAAGATTTCTAATTTTAGATTTAGAAGGGCTAGCAAATATAATGTTTTCTATAGAAGGAATATTGACTCCAGTAGAAAGGGTTTGATAGCTGGCTACGATAATAGCATTAGATTCATTATCAGTGCTTAGTCGAATTATTTCTCTTTCATCAGTTTTTACTTCTCCACTGATAAAGGATATTTGTCTGTCTTCTGAAGCTCTTTCTTGAATCATCTTATACAGTACTTTACCGTGTTTGGCAACATACTGGAATAGTACTAGGGTATTTCCCTTCTGCTTCAGAGCAAGATTAGTAATGAATTTGTTTCTAGCTTCATTTGCCACAATCCAATCCATCTCTTGCTGATACTTTGCTCCACTCATGAGTTTTCTAGTTTCTTCAGGATACTTTAGTAGAATGCAGTTAATGGTCAGATTAACTACTCTATTAGAATCCATTAATTCTTTGGTAGTAATTACTCTATGAACTGGTCCTAGAATTCCTTCTAGTTGGAGTTGGGATATTTGTGTATTGTCGATTGTTCCTGTAGTGCCAATTCTGTATTTTACTTTCGTCATCTTTTCAAACATCGACGTTTGAGCAGCAGCTTTACTGAGATGAGCTTCGTCTGAAAATACCGCATCCCAACTATTGTACCATTCATTAGATAACTTATGAGTACTTTGCCAAGTCGTTACCATGACGTTACTATGGAAATCCTTGGATAGTCCTGAATACAGTTTTTGGCAGTTAGATTCTGTTGACCAACCATTGCCCGAAGAGTAATCTTCAAAGTCTGCGTACAATTGTTCTACTAGTAAAGTATTAGGAACAATAATCAAACACTTCATTCCTCTAGCAACAAACCATCTTAGTAAAGTATAGATGATAAGGGATTTACCCGAAGCAGTAGGAGAAATTAGTAATGTTCTACATTCATTAAGAGCCTTATGAACTGCTGCTAATTGATAATCTCTTATTTGAATTGGATTTCCTTTAGAACAAGGGTTCAATATTTTAGCAAAGCCTTCTACTTGTTCTAAAGTAATACCATTGTCGTAAGTTATATTATCGTCAATGGTAATCTCGTATTGGTTACGTTCAGCAAATTCCTTAACGTAACCTACTAATCCAGCATAAAGGGTTTTGGTTTGAAGATTATAAAGTCTGCAATACCCATCCCAAATCCTTGCTTTGAATTTTGGCATGTACTTTGCACCAGGAACAGCAAACTTGAAGAATTCTGATAGTTCCTGCTCGATCGACTTATCGGAGAATACTCTAATAAACGATTCGTTGAATTTTTCCACTCTAATATGCATTAAGCACCAGCCAAGAATTGTTTGAATGAAATAGAGTTTTTGATTGACCACGTTCTATCCGAGATAGATTTTAAGATAGACTCTAATAGGTAAATCATGGTCTCAATGTATTCTATTTTCATTTTGAGCTTAACGATATCAGTATCACCATCAAGTAACTGTTCCATTTCATTTTTGATGGGTTTAGCATATTGCCATTGTTCCCATCCAAGATCGTTCAGTTCTTGGCGAGACAATTCTCCTCTGTAATATCTAAACTTGGTTTTCTTGAGTTCGAGATATTCTGTTCTGAGTTTGCTTATACGAAGTTTAGCGTCAACTAGTAGTCTAATATACTTAGCATGAAGTTTAGCTGTTTTTACGGATTCTGTATCGAGGTGGTTATTATCAATGTCGCAGTCATTTTCCCAATTATCTTGGATTTCATCAAGTGTCATAATATCTCCAATAATTTACTCAAAAATAAAGTATGTGTACTCAAATGTAGCTGATGCAGTTATATATGTAACGTCTGTGTTAGTAGTAGCAAAAGTTAATCCTGATAGATTAGTAGGAACCAAATCAACAAATCTTACTGTTTGAACCACCGTGTTGTTTGATCCTAAAATTTCAAGTGTGCCGTCTGAAAAGTTTCTTGCTGAATCAGACATAACAAACTTTGGATTTCTATTTTGAAATGAAGTATACTGTTCGTATTCTTGGGGATGACCAAGTCCAGCAATCCAGTTAAAGATAGCAAGATAGTTTGCCATATTCTCATCAACTAGAAAATTAATAGTCAATGGTTCGAATTCCATTTTAGTACTAGGAAGTTTTATCTGAGTGAATGGAGTATCCATATCCATTCTAGGAAGTGATATGCCTGGCAATGGTACTTCTTGAGTAAAGTAAACCATTTCAGGTATTTTCTGAATAACAAATTGGAATCCATTAGGAGATAATGGATTTAGGTTTTCTGGTATAAGAGAGATTGCCATAATAGTTCCTTACGATGTTTGAACTATTTATCGTGTTTCTTTCTAGGCAAACCACCTTTTACCCAATCGCCACCAGGATGCTCTCTAAATTTCTTTGCAATGGTGCCGTTATTGTAGACGATAGTGCCTGAATTTGCTA